AGAAGAAGAAGAAGAAGCCTCTGGTTATGGCGGCACCGATGAGGGGCTGAATATTACTGATGAGGTTATTGACTCCATCGTAGAAAAGCTTACCGTCGATATGGGCGCCGATTTATCAGGTTGGGCCGGTCGAGGACAATACGACATGAAATGGGAAATGGAGAAAGAGATGGCTCATCGCCGAAGTACCGAAGTCGAAGAAGAATTAAAAGATTTAAAGAAAGCTCAAGAAGAGTTAGTTTTCGAAAATAAACAACTCAGTGAGCAAAACAAACAATATAAGCAAGCAACTAATGAGCTTAAAGAGGGTCTACAAAATATAAACCTTTCTAATGCCCGCTTGCTTTACACGAACCGTGTATTAAGAAATACCTCCTTAAATGAGCGACAAAAGGAAACAATTGTCGAAGCTATTTCGAGCGCCGGTTCAGTTACGGAGGCAAGAATGGTATTCGATACGCTTCAAAGTACAGCGCAGTCCACGCCCCAGCGCGGACCAAAATCGCTGAACGAAGCTATCACACGTCGTTCTTCTGTAATTCGTGCTTCTCGTGCCGAGAAGCCTTCTGCCGATCCTTTCCAAGATCGGATGAAGAAACTCGCTGGAATAAAATAAACATAAAATCATTATATATAAGGAGGTGGTAATTATGTCAGGAATCGTAGAAAGATTAACGGAAGGTATCGTTAATCGTGATATGCGCTCCGAAAGTCACGCTTTGCTAGCAAAGTGGGAGCGCACCGGACTCTTAGAGGGTATCGGAAATGACCGTAAAAAGCAGAGCATGGCTCGTCTTTTAGAGAATCAAGCTAAAGAGCTTCTTCGTGAGAACAGCAGCATGAGTTCTGGTGATGTTGAGGGCTTCGCAGCCGTCGCATTCCCCATCGTTCGTCGTGTTTTCGCAGGCTTAATTGCTAACGATCTCGTTAGCGTTCAGCCCATGAGTCTCCCAAGTGGACTCATCTTCTTCCTGGACTTCGTGTTCTCCCCTAACTTGGGAGCAACCGAGACCGTGGATGGTCGATTTGGTAATGTTGCTGATAAGTCCATTTATGGTACGAATCAGGTCGGTTCTCAAATCACGGGTGGTGTCGAGTTGGTTGGTGCACTTAAGCAGGATCTTGGTGGTCCACGTACCGTTGGTGCTCGTGGTTACGCATATGCGTCTCCATCTGGCTCTTCCACGTGGCGTACCGGTAGGTCTGTTGACTATCAGATTATGGAGTCTTTCAGTCTTACGGGTTCTACCGAGACTCAGAAGAAGTCAATTCTTTGGGATCCGGATCTCATCGCTCTTAGCTCTTCGGCTACGGCGCGCTGGGTTCTTCGAATTGACGCTGATGCTTCTGCCTTTAGTCAGCTGTCTTATGACAACCTCGGAGCGATCTCGGCATCTATTAATGGTGTTAGTGACGCGATTATCAATCCAGGTGGTGCTCTTACTCTCACTTCCACTAACACTGGTCAGCTTCGTCGCATGACTCAGATTACAGGTAGTGACAGAACAGCTAATCGTGTCCAGATGTACTTCATCTCCAGTCTTTGCCTGGATGGTGTCACTGGTTCGAATGCTGGTGTTGGTACGGGTATGGTTGTTAATTATCCCATTACTGATGCTTTCCGTGCGGTTGGTACCGCAATGGGTGCTATCGAGGGTACTGTAACGTGGGGACTGGAAGGTTCTGACTCGATTCCCGAGATTGACATCAAGGTGGATAGTATCGCTGTTACCGCACAGACCAAGAAGCTCAAGGCTAAGTGGACTCCAGAATTAGGGCAAGACCTTAATGCTTACCACAACCTTGATGCCGAGGTTGAGCTTACCAGCATTCTGTCCGAGCAGATCGCTCTCGAAATTGATCGTGAGATTCTCTCTGATCTTGTAAATGGCGCTACTGCTGCCACTTACTACTGGTCACGTGCTCCTGGTCTTTTCTTGAACCGCGAAACTGGTGTTGAAATTGGTGCTGCTTCTGCTGCTCCCGATTTCACTGGTACAGTTAGCGAGTGGTATGAGACTCTTGCTGAGACCATCAATGATGTGTCAGCCCAGATCCACCGCAAGACTCTGCGGGGTGGAGCGAACTTCGTTGTCTGCGGACCCGAAATCGCTAACGTCCTTGAGTTCACTGCTGGATTCCGTGCTTCTGTCACTCATGATGATGAGACTGGCTCGATCGGTGCGGTTAAGGTTGGTAGCCTTTCCAAGAAGTTTGATGTCATTGTTGACCCCTACTTCCTGCGAAACGTGCTTCTCGTTGGTCGTCGCGGATCCTCTTTCCTTGAAAGCGGATATGTGTACGCTCCATACGTGCCACTGCAGACCACACCCACTATCTTTGGACCAGAGGACTTCGTACCCCGTAAGGGCGTGATGACTCGCTATGCCAAGAAGATGGTTCGTCCAGATCTTTATGGTCTAGTGGTTGTCCGAGGCCTGATCGGTGAAGCCGGCGCAACTAGCTAAACCCTAGTAGCAATATAAATGTAAAGCCTCCGTCTTTGACGGGGGCTTTCGTTTGCCTAAAACTACTTACATGTGAGCCCTTCGGGGCTCGTATTATTTTATGATATGATTACAAATGGAGGATTATAAAATGGGAACAAAAAGAGTAGGCTTGGCTAGAACTCAAGCACTAATTCAGAATTTAAAGAGAGATCTAGATCTTAATGCATCTACGCTTAAAGATTTCATCGTTGGTGGTGCTGGAGACGCCGCGGCCACGACACTATCGACGGGTACTTCCGGCAATTTCACTGTCCGAAAGAAAAGTGAAGCTGCTGGATATCACATCTATCAGGAGGAGGTAACCTTGATTGGTGCATCCACCGCTACGGATCATGGTATGATTTGCTACTTGAGCAAGACACTCCCGGCAAATGCCAAGATTGTTTCGTCAGCCATTACTGCTACAGAATTGGCTAATGTGGCTACATTCTTATGTGAGCTAAACCTCTCGGCAACGACCAACACCGCTCGCGGTGTAGCATCGACATCTCCAACAGAACTGATCGGTGCTGGACATGGCTCAGGCGCCCTCGTCGCTTCGTCTGGCGGTACCGTTGGGGATACCGAAATACACTCCATCCAGCACGGTATTGATGTTGGTGCTAAAACATCAGTGCTTCTGTGTAATGACAGCACCGGTAACGGCACAGCGGCCATCACCGCTGGTTCTGTTCTTGTGACTATCGAATATTACGGAAGTGCCGCCCCAGCATAGGTTGGAATATTTTATATTTAACCCCCTTTCTTCGGATTGGGGGTTTTTTATGAAAACCACGATCCTCTCATTTTTTTCGCCCCCAATTTTTTGAGATTTCCGCTTTTTTGGACTAGTTACTACACAAAACAGGAGTTTTTTATGGGCAAGAAAAGAAGAATATTTACAACCAATAAGTTTAAGGCAAAACATTCGGCTCACCCGCGATCGCGCCTCGGAACCGCGATAATGGCGACATCTCCGGTAAACACCTCAGAAACCATAGAGGAAGAGATTAAGGTTGTGCCCCCAGCCCCCGAGCCGATAGCTGCGCCTATTCCAACTTTAACGGCAGAAGTAGTCGAGACTAAAGCCGCAACCCCCAAAATACCAAAAGCCAAAAAGAAAACAATTCGCAAGAAGACAGTAACTTCAACGAGAAAAAGATCCACAAAAAAGAAGACTACTACGGCTACTGCATAAATAATTTTCCTTTTAACAGGGCGCCTATACTTGTGTAGGAATTTTGTTAGTGAGATTACTACTTATAGTGAGGGAGAATTTTTGAATGCCCACCAACCTAAGCCCTAGATCACAAACCAGCGCAGTTATTCTCACTTCCACTGGCTCTGCCGCGCAAGTAGCGCAAGGGTGCCCCTTTGGAGTCTATAATGCTTCGATCCCATTTTTAAGTGGAGCGTCCCTTCAGGTTAAATATGTATATAAGAAACTAGGAGGAGATGTTGTTGATATTGAGCTGACACCCTCGAATGTGTACGCCGCCTATGAAGAAGCCGTCCTCGAATATTCTTATATAGTTAATCTTCACCAGGGAAAGAATGTCTTGTCTTCCATTCTCGGATCTCAGACCGGAACGTTTGATCATCGAGGGAAGAGAACTTCAGGCCCCACAAGTGCCAGTCTCCAGTATGCGCGATTTTCTTTGGGTTATTCGCGCCGCGTAGGCGATGGGGCTGCCGGCGCCGGAGGCTTTGGAGGCACATTTCCGCAATATTCGGCTTCCTTTAGGCCGGCCCGCGGTCAACAAGATTATGATATTCAGAAAATTATCAAAGATGCCTCCGCTTCAGGGGTAGATGATGGCGGCACTCCTGTCCCGTATGCTGGAAAAGTTGGCAACAAGCGTGTTTTAGTGACAAGAGTTTTCTATCGCTCTCCACGGGCCATGTGGCGCTTCTTTGGGTACTATGGGGGCATTGGTGTGGTCGGAAATATGTCCACCTACGGACAGTTTGCTGACGATTCTACTTTTGAGATTATCCCCACATGGCAAAACAAAATGCAGGCCATTATGTACGAGGATTCCATTTTTACTAGAACTTCTCACTATTCATATGAGCTTATAGATAATAAGTTGCGCCTTTTCCCAACTCCCAGCAATTTTGGATTTGATGGCTATAATGATCGCATGTGGGTGAAATTTTATGTTGATATGGAGCCTTACCAGACTGGCTCTTATGATACGGGAATTCAAGGCGTAAATAACTTAAATACGGTTCCCTTTGATAACGTACCTTATGCTAATATTAATTCGATGGGCAAGCAGTGGATTAGAAAGTACTCTTTAGCGCTATGTAAGGAAATGTTAGGACAGATTCGAGGCAAATTTACAACTATGCCGATTCCAGGTGAGAGCGTCACACTAAATCATTCCGAGTTGCTTTCGCAGGCTAAAGACGAGCAGACTGAACTGAAAGAGAAGCTTAGGGAAATGCTCAAAGAGGTGGAATACCCGGCACTGGCCAAGCAGGATCAGGAGCTTACAGACGCGGCCACGAATGTGCTCAAGGTGACCCCGTTGGGCATTTTTGTAGGATAACTAAACGATGGCAGATGAATGGAAAAGACCGAAACAGCCACCTCCACCGCTATTCTTAGGAAAAAAAGAGCGAGATCTTGTAAAACAAGTAAATGATGAGCTAATTGAAAAGGTCATTGGTCAACAAATTCTTTATTATCCCATTGATCTAACCACCACCAACTTTAATGAGCTGTATGGAGAGGCGATTGAAAAGACTTATTTGCCTCCTATTAGAGTATATGCGCTAATTGAGTTTACTGAATATTCTACGAGTTACATGGAAAACATCGGCATTGATAAAAGTTGGGAAATTGCTGTACACTTTCATCGTCGTAGGTTAACCGAAGATCAAAACTTGTATGTACGAGAGGGCGATTTCGTGCTTTATGGCGATTTCTTTTATGAAATTGTGAAATTATCCGAACCTAAAAAGCTTTTTGGCCAAGTTGATCACAGCTTTGAAATTGCGGCCACTTGCAAGCGCGCAAGGAAGGGACTATTCGATGCTACCTAAAAACTTTGATTTTGCTTTATTGCCTATGGATAGGGCCAACTATACTTTAAGCGAGGTAGGGATGTTGGGATCTTCTTTGGAAGATATTGATCAGGCATTTGTAGACTGGGTAAAGCAGATTGGACTATCCACCAATTCTA